AACAATATTCACCTATCGGCAACAATACAAGCTACGGCGAAGTCGAGGATGGAAACATGATAGACGGTGGCATGCCAGAGTACAGTAATTCATTTGATGAAGAAACTGGAACTTATACTCATCTTGGGGTTACTGGTTTAAATCCTGCTGATTATCAAGCTAGTGTTGCAGCTTATAATGCTTCTCAAGCAGGTGGTAGTGCAGGTAATAGTGCAGATGAGGATGACCAAAATTATCGGGGTGCCGAATTAGAACAACTTGCGGATCTTGCGGATGCGGCGGAAGTTGATTCCTCCATGGGAGTTGGCCCCGAATGGATGGATAAATACAACCATGGTGTAATAGACGGTAAGAAATACGGTCGTCTGGCTTACGACAACATGATCAACACTGGCAATGTGTCTGGCGGCTTACCAGCCTCTACTGAGAATAATCAGCCCTCAAATCTAGGCTCTACAACATACGTTATGAGGCTTGGTTCAGATGGTAATTATTCCCCAGTGTCTTTTCAAGGAAGTGGACGGGTGTCCACCGATCAGGAGATAACTGAAGAAGAATATAATCAGGTCACAAGCGGTGTTTCTGATCAAAATAGAACCCAAACATCTGGTCTGCAAGCAGGCGCAGCTCAAGGCTTTACCTCTAGGGATATTCTTAATGCAAGTGTGGGGAACGCGGCACAGTTCCTTGAGTACGATGTTAACGGTGACGGTGAAGTTACATCTTCGGATGCGTTAGCATTTGCTAAACAAACGGGTGGATACGATGTCGGACTAAGCCAAACATCTGGTCTGCAAGCAGGCGCAGCTCAAGGCTTTACCTCTGAGGATATTCTTAATGCAAGCGTTGGGAACCAGCAACAGTTTTTAGAGTACGATATTAACGGTGATGGTAAGATCACATCTGCGGATGCTAGGGCATATTTACTAGACGAAGTTGGCAAACAGACTGGTGGTGGTTTTACTGAGGATGAAGTTTTCTTAGACGAAGACGGTAATCCTTATACTGGCGATCTTGATGTAAACGGACGTCCGTACACTTTTGAAAATGGCGAGGCTAAACAGCAAGCAGAGAAAGTTGCAGAAGTAGTATTAGCAAACACAGACCCTAACGACTTTGCTGGTCAGATAGCTGCCTTAAAAGCAGAGATAGCAAAGCTATCAACATCGGCAGAGGAAGAGCAGGAAGTTGAGGGTATAAACGACTTTGATGGTTTAATAGCTAAACTTACAGAACTTTTCGAAAAGTACATGACTTCTGGTTACAGTCCATCAGCTCTACTGAATATGTTTGGCTTCACAGACGGCAACGTGGAAAAAGACTTTAACTACATGATCCCAACGTACTCAGGATCAGATAATGTCTACACACGCAAGGCAGTCAAAGACCGCGACACAGGCGAAGTACGGTACATCAACGTACCAATAGGCGACATGGCCTCTGGCGGCGGCAGCTTCCAGGAAAACCGCCGAGCAGGTTTCGGAAGCATGTTTTAAGGAGTAACTGCCGTGAGCGCATTTAGTAAAGCTTTTGGAAAGTTAAGTGAGATTCTGCCCAATGACTTGGGAGATGTCGTAGAACTTTATTCGGTAGTTCAAGCCGTAAACAACGGAAATAAAACGCAAGACCAGCTAGATGCGGCATTGGCCTCGTCAAGCGATTCAGCCAGAGCCAGCTTGGACATGCTGCTTGCCGCACAGGAGGATTATACTGAAGGCGGTGACGCCATGATGGAAAATCTTCAAACCCTTTCCGAAGAGTTTGGGACGTTCGGTCAGATTAGCCCTGATATTTACGATGAGTTTGCGGAATATTTGTCCACTCAAAGAGCCAATGAGGAAAGTTCTAACGCAACGTCGGTTTCCGAAGCAATCACCCAATACAAGACAGACGTTAAAGATCTTTCCGACGAAGATCTGTTAGAGCTAGATAGGCTCGAAAAAAACTTTCGGGACATGTCGGACGCAGACCTAACCGAACTTTACGGGGACACGGTAAACAGAGATATAACCACTGCGGCCAGCGCTCCTAATGTCGATGATTACTTGGCTGCGCTTGAGTTACGGGACGACGATGCTCTGGGTTCAGCCCCAGACATCATGCAGAAAGCGCAGCAAACAGACCAGATAGCTTCCAAGTTTTTTCAGTTAAGGCAAGCAAACTCTGACAAAGCGATCAACGAGCAATACGAACAAGCCAGAGTTGACTTACCCGATGGCATGAGGAACAGCACGATGGCTGTTCAACTTGAAAAGGCTCGTATGAATTTAGCCGCAGAAAAAGCTAACGAAAATTTGTTGGCTGCGTTCGACGACGCATACGCGTACATGAACAACGTGACGGGCAGCACGGAAGCGCAGCAAGGTCTGGGCATGAACGAACGCAATATGTCCCGCAACATTTACAGCGATGGCGCAAACGCGACCACAACCAATCAGTCTCTAGGCATGAACGAGCGCAACATGACTAGAAATCTTAGAGGCGATGCGGTGAGCGAAAACAGTACGATGGTTAGCAACGCGCTGTCTGGCGGGAATTACGGACAGAGTAAGTTCAGCCTTCAAAAAGGTCTTGACGGTGTGAACCTTTCCTACACGAATACTTTAAACAACGCACCGATCAGTGACATCAATAACTTGCAAGGTATGCGTAACAATACAGCGATGACCGACATGAACAACGCGCTTACTTCGGTAGCAAACCGTTCGGATGTAGCGCAGGGCTACATGAACAATACGATGGACTTGTATTCTAAACCGTACTCGTACACCGCAGGCGGATACAATTCGACTAATTCTTCGGGCAGCGGAACGCTTGGCACACTATCGGAAAACGTAAAGTACGCAAACGCCGCCGCAACTCAAGCAGGCAGCGCGGTAGGTTCCATGTACGATACGTTGGATAAGAAGGGTTACTTCGATAGCATAAAGCTACCTTGGGCCTCATAAGCGTAGAAAGATAAGCAATGGTTAATATAGTTGGGTTCCTACAAGGCATTCGTGAAAGTGATGACTACTGGACAAAGAAATCGGCAGAGGCTCGTGACGAATATAACCGTTTTGTTCAGTCCAATCCCGACAGCACGGTAGCTGATCGTATCGAACGTCAAAAACTTCTCGGCGGCGACATGGACTACCTCACACGCTTAATGCCCGATGAGGGCAACGTAACAAAAAACGTGGGCGTTCGAACTCAGTATCGTCAAGACGAGCAAAACCAACGTAATCGTGCTGCTGCGAGTGCAGCGCAGTCGGCAGCTAGGTTTGAAGAGTGGGAAGCAGGTGCGGATAATCGAAAAAAGTTACAAGAGCTTCAATTATCAAATGCAACTACAGGGGTACAATTAGCTAAAAGGAAGGAAGTTATTGATGGCCTTGCTTTAGAGCCAGATGCGACATTCGAAGATTATCAAAAGGCAATGGGCGAAAAGGGAATTTACCCTTCGTTTGGAGATGAGGTTCTATCGCTTAATAAAAATCAATTTGATACACAAATGCAAGATCGCAAGAACGCCATAAAACTTGCGCAACAAACAGCACAAAGCCAAATAACAGCAAACGACATGAGGAATGGCGAAGGTTCCATACCGTCTTTAATAAACCTTTATACTACTGGTTTTATTGACAGCAACACTCCTCCTGATCAGGTAATAGCAGAGTTCACAAAAATTAGCCCTAATTTTGGCAACCTAGTCGAAGAAGCTCAAATTTCCGCAGTGTTTCAAGCAAAGGAAAAACACGACGATACGGTCGCCCAAAGAATTCAAGCGAGTATCGCCGCTTGGGCTGACAAGAAAACTGGCTCTAATGCTGACCCCGCCCAGTGGGGCGGCAAAGGGCAGATTGGTTCTGAATTTGATCTAACAAAACTAAGCGAACGCAATAAAGATTTGATTACTAACCTAACAGCTCAGGCAAGCAATACCGCCAGAACCAACGAGGAAAGAGAAGTGAAACTTTTATTTTCTCAGCGAGTAGCCGGTGCGGAAAGAGAAGAAGAGATAGAGGCAATAAAGGTCGGTCTTAAAGCTGAGTACCCGTTGCTGTCTCCCGCAGCAATTGAAAGGGCTTTCAACAGCGCTGGAGCTGTCGAAAGCAGAGTTAGAAAAGGACTTACAAACGGAAGAAACGAGGCAGTAAATAATATCACATCAGAATTGCAGGATAAGATTGCATCTGGTAATTTTGCTAACAGTGCGGATTTAGACAGTGCAATTCAACAGGCTTTTGGTAGTTTTACAAGCTTAAACATTCCCTCGGAATCAATAACTGAAACACAGAAAAAACTCCAAGAAGCTTTCGAAAGTACCTTAAGTCTTGCGGCTTCTGAACAGGATGCCGCAGAACTTCAATTAGCAGCGACAGCCGTTGGTAATGATAATAGCGCAGTTAATTCTAGTGGGATGGATGCGAAAACTTCTCAAGCCAGCATTGAATCGGTGGGTGCCCTTATAGCTAACAAGTTCGGTTTAACTAAAGACAGGGATATAAAAGATTTAAAACAGCCTCTTGTTAGGACTTTTAGACGAGTGCAGACTTTGGCAGAACAGTTAGGTATCCCTGCAAACAAAGAGTTCATTGAAGCAACCGTTGATCATATATTCAATGGAGGTTCAGCAGATGGCATCGAGGCTTTTGGTGAAACAGGCGCAAGCGAGAGAACAATTTTAGACGCTATGGAGGCTAATCTTTCTAAAACGTATTCCGTCAGTGCATCTATGGTTTCGTACATGGCTGTTTTTGAGGGCAAACCGCTGTCAAGTATGGCTGACAACCCTAGACTACGGTCAAACTATAAAAACCGGTGGAATACATTAGGGAAACAATTATTCTACAATAAAGCAACGGATGTTGTGGTTGAAGAGATTGGCAATCCAAGACACGGCAGAAGCAAACTTGTAACCAATATAGAAGATCTTGAACGAGGCGTGTCAACCGATGTACATGCGTCTTCGATAGGAGTAAAAGACGTTTCACTTAAAATAAAAAAATTACAGGCTTCCGCAGAATCATGGAAGTATATGTACTCTGGTGAAAACGCAATCAAACCCTTTGCCGATAAAAAGAAAGACGAGTTTACCGCATCCCGACAAATAATAACTGCGGATATAGGTAAAACTGCGGCCGCGCTGCGCCAAATGATAATCGAAACTAAAGACGATATCGATAGAATAGGCGCCCAAATGAAAGTTGGCAGCTTTTATCAATCTCAGCTTAGCGGGAACAACGAAGGCGTTGGAAGAAGAATGGTTGCCCACATGGAAATCTTAAAACAAAATATCGTTCAGTTTGACGGAATGCTAAAGACCATTGTATCTACACAACAAACCTTATCGGAAACCGAAATGGATTTAGCTCCACCAGATGTTTCTGCCGTAACGAATAAATATGATATACCTAGTCCAACGGCTGACGAAAAAGACGATATAAGTATGTTTAAAAAATTTACAGAAGGTTTATCGGTTGTTCTTGACCGTCTTTTAGTAAAACCAAATGCAAACGTTAACGATATATATAGTGAACTTGACAAACTTAAGCAAAAAATATTAGTCAGCAGAAAGGGAGATGGCACCGTAAGAGTTAGCCAAATATTTGCAGACGCGGAAAAAGTCGCTCTATCGCGAAAAGACTTTTTGGAGATGCAAGCGAACGAACGGCAATTCTTTTCTGGTAGTGAACCATAGGGACGACCTGCTAAAACAAACACGATAATTTATCTTAGGTAAACTGGAGAACCTAAGATGGCTAGAACATTTGACGAAATCTATAACGACGTTTCGGCTTTATACGATCAAGAACAAGAAGTAAAAGTAGCAGAAGACTACACAACTCTGTCAGGTTCGCAGCTATTAGAGAACAACCAATTCCTACAAGACCTCACAAAATATTATAGAAATTCTGGTCAAAGTTTTACTTCGACCGAAGACATGCTTGACGAGTGGTACACCGACGAGCGATGGGACGATTGGAACTCTTTGTGGAAAGCAGGAGATTTAATTGAGTACGCCAATGCTGGAACAGACAAAGAGCTTATAGCGCGACTAGGTAGAGCGTGGTCAAACGCTCCCACTCGCGGCTCGTGGTGGGATAAGACACGCGACATCGGTGGCGCGTTAATCGCTGACCCGCTGAACTTTGCTGGTGGTGCAGGCGTAGCGGCTAAAGGTGCGAAGGCGGCACAGCTTGCGACACAGGCTGGGAAGTCTGCTGCTCAAGCTAAACGTGCAGGAATGTTTGCTGGTGCAGCAAAGGGTGCAAAGCAAGAAGGCGCAATTAGCGCGGGCGTTGAGCTGGGCTTCGACGCGATGGATCAAAAGCGAGAAATTGATTACGGCCTGCGTGACGAATATTCCGTGGGCGATGCCGCGAAAGCGACTGCAATCGGTGCTGGCGTAGGTGGTGCAGTCGGTGGATTAATCGGTGGCGGCATAGGCCGGTTTAGCGGAGCAACTGAGAGCGCAATAGCAGATACTAACGCCGTAGCTATGGCTTCGAACCCAGACTTTGCAGACTTTTCAAAGATTACGGATGCGGATTGGATCGAGGGCGGCACCAACTTAGCGATTAACACACGCAGACGTATAGCTGACTTGGAAGCTGACATTCAAGAAAGCCAAACTGTAATTAACGATCCAACGTCACCTGACAAAGCATCAGCCGCCGAAAACATCGTTGCATCACAAACTGAGATCAACGACATCAGAATGTCGATTGAGCAAGTATCGGCTATCGAACGCGCGGTGGTCGAACGCCAACGTACAATAGATGCTGAATACCAGAAAGCATACGGCCAAGACGGTAAGGTAAATACGGAAGCGCAAGCGGAAGTCTCTGGGAAGATTAACGACCTTACGGCTGAGATGAGTGGGCTGCAAAACCAAGCACGAGATTTGCTGTCCAGATCGTACTTAGACGAACCTGTTGAGGTCGATACTACACCCCCAATATCTAAGAAAGCTCAGAATAAAGCTGCAAAGAAAACGAAAGCGACAGAAGCAAAGGCAAAAGAACCGGCGGATGCAGCCGACACGCCAGAACCTTTTGCTGAAATTTTGGAAGTGGGAACGGCTGATGGCGTAAAAACGAAGGGTATTATGACCCACACGCTTGACGCAAAAAGGAAAGCTATTGCTGAAAATGTTGGCGAGGAAGCCGCCGCAGCATACGAGAATGGCGTAAAATCTAATTTACAAGAAAGCGCAACTTCAACGCCAAAAGTAGAAGCAGAGCCAGTACAACTCAATGCTCTTGAGACTAAAGCAGCAAGTAGCATCGAGGGCGTTGCTCCGAAAAAAGCTGTGACTTCGTTCGACCAGATTAAATACAACTCCCCAAGCCAAAAGGCAGCAGTACGCAAGCTGCTTGATGGGAAGAGCAGCGTCATCACGGAACAAGACGTTGTAGAACTATTTAATGCAGGAAAACTAAAAGCAAACGGAGCTAAGTTAGCGGCTCGTACGCCAATAGCTGTACTCCGAAAGGTTAACAACGAAATCCGTGAGGCTGCTGGGCAGGAAGTAAAAGATTTCGTAAAAGGTAAAGCTGCGACAGCAGCCGACGAACCAGCTACCGAAGCTGTCGAAGACGGAATAGACGCGGAAGCCGTTGTGCAGCAGGACATGGCAGACGCTGATGACATGGCGCAACTCGACAGCGAAGGGTCAGTCGAGGAAACACCAGACGGTAGCGTAGAAGAATACGTTCAAGCTGAAAACGATGGCAGCGAATTAGAGTGGGATTTTAGATCTTCAGGCCAGCAAGCCTCCATCGAAGCGTCCTACCAGAAATACGGTGTAGACGAAGACTTCCTTGATGGCCTGGTCCAGAAGGGAATTGTAAAGCTCACACCAAAAGGCAAACTGTCTCAAGAAGGTAAGAAGACTTTTGAGAAGGAAGCCGAAGAGTATTCGAAAGACATAGACGAATACCTCAAAAAGCCAGAGGGCAAGACAGCTCAAGAAAAGATCGACGCTGACGAGCAGGCAATCAACCAAGAAAATTACGAAGGCGAGTGGGGGACCACTAATCTGCATGCCGAAATTGTTTATCGGGCCATTGTCGAAATGGTTGCTGATGCAAGTGACCCTACGAAAGAACTTAACAGATTAATAGAACAAGTATCTACGCACGAAGGTTACAGTGGTGAGCTTAAACGTCGCGTAAAACAAATGATTACGGCTCAGTTGGAAACAGGCCAAGACCCTGTTCCAAACCGCACCATTCGTAGCGGCGGTAGCCGTGTCGAAACTGCGATGAAGCGTGAAAAGAACGCTGGTATTACGTTCCGACTGGAACCTGACACGAAAGAAGGGCGCTCAGTCTACAAGGGAAAGATACAGTCTTTCCTCAAGAGAGGCTACGCAAGTGGCAGCGAAGACGGTCGCACAGTCATCAGCATTGATGACGTAATAACGAACTCCAAGCTCAAAAAGATGGAAGCGCAATCTATTCTTGATGAGGATACTCGCGGAGTTTCAATTGCCAAGCTGGAAAAAACAATAGCTCGGCTAGAAAAGCAAAAAGCTAAAAACAAATCTGGCAAACTAAAGCCAGAGGCCGAGGCAAACTTAGCAGGTCTTAAAACAAGACTAGCAACAGAATTAGCTACTCCTCCCACAGACACATACATTGCATACAAGCCGAACGGCAATCAAACCGCAGACGACCTACCGCAAGGCACACGATTTAGAGATACGGATTTCGATACGGCCTACGAAGTAATCGTACGTACAAAAGATGGGGCCAAGTTTCGTACATTTTCTACGCTCGAAAGGCTCAACGAATTTCTAGGGAATGTCCGTAAGGCTGACGAGGAAGAAGTGCAGTCTATCGTTCGCAGCGCAGAAGATATGACAGCCGCTATCGACGACGCTCTTTCTGGCGATAAGAGCTTGGAAGAAAAGGCTGCGCTAGTCGAAGAGTTGAGGCGCACAACCGTCAAGCCAAAAGCAAAGCCTAAGACCGCCGCGAAAGACATACCAAACGTGCCTGTTTTCCGCGACGAAAACGAGGACATGGTTCTTGCATTAGTGCCGCGCGATATGGTCGGTACATCGGTTAAGAACGCTGGCTCTAAGCTTGCGAGAATAATTAACGAAACGCAGATAGAAGCTGGGGCAAATGTTAAAGAGCTACTGGGGTCACTAGAGAAGAATGATCTGAACGAATTTGCTATTGGATACTTGCCCGTACAAGCCAGAAAGTTCCGCTCGAACAGACGGCGAATCGAAGACTTGTTCGTACCCCTCAACAAAGAGAATGGTCTGGGCGCAGCTTCGGAAATAGGCAGGGATGCTGAAGGCTTTGAGGCGTTCGTACCTCGCAAGATGCCCTTAACTGCGGCTGAAACAAACCAGACAACATTTAAGTTGAGCGATGAGAAAGTATCCATCGGTGCGGAACGTGCAATCTTTAAGGTTCTTGATGACGTTGGGGCAAGCGGCGTACCCGAAGAGCTACGCGGTGGTAAGCGGTTAGAACACTTCAATGACAACATGAAGAACCGCGATTTTACGTTGAACGAATTGAACCAAATCATTCGTACATACGAAGTTGCGCCGTTTACTTTTAAAGGACAAGATCAAAGAATAGTCCCGATGCAGACGCGGCTGCAAGTGCTGTCGTTCCTTGAGGGTCTGCGGTACGACCTAGCTCCAAATGGATTTAGAAAACCAACTTCTACATTGGTGGAGGCGCAGCAGCAGTTAGCTTACATAACCAAAGGCGTATCCAAAAAGGAGCGCCAAGTTGCCGAAGAGCTTTTGGGGATTGTTTCGACGGAAAGCAAAGCGCCTGTCTTGCGCTTTAACCAAGACAGCGGCGATGTTATGGGCGCGTTCGATCCGTCTACGAATGCTGTGGAAATCGCTGATAAAGCTGGGCCAATAACATTTAACCTAACTCTTGCGCACGAATTGGGCCACTGGTCTTGGGACAACATCGCATCCTCGCAACTCAAGCGTGAGTTCTGGGAAATAATGAGTGAGAAGTTTTCCACTCCGACAGGCCAAGTAAAGTCTGGTGCGGATGCAGTAATGGAAGAGATGTCTCCTGTCATGCGCTGGGGTCAAAAAAGCCAAAAGTCGATTGGTCAGGACATATCGGAGCATACGCCGCAAGAAATGTGGGCTAACCAATTCTCCATGTATCTCTTGCATCGCAAAGGGATTGACGTTGGAGAAAAAGAATTCTTCAAGCGGCATAAGTTCTTCTTCGAAAAGTGGTTCGATAAAATCAAGGTTCTTTACAAAAAGATCCGTGGCGAAAACATATTCGATCCGCAGCTAGAACCCATCTTCCGTAACTTAATCGCTGACAAGCGCGAGTTTGTTTATCGTAACTACCTCAATCCTGTCGAAGCCAAGTCATCGAAAGGCAAAGCTTTGGAGCGTAGATACAGAGAAGTGTATGACGCTCGCAAAGTCTTGCAGGACAAATTAAAGTCTGGTGATCCCGAAGCTGTGGCTATTGCAGCGCGTGAAATTCAGTCGGCTCTTTACTCTATGGGTATGAGTAAAAAAGATGCTGAATTTATCGTACGCTCTCAGAACAAAAAGATTGTATCTGATGCTGCGAAACAAGGCAGAACACCAACCGATGCAGAGATGCGCCAGGTTAATACTAGCGGTACATTGTCGGTGATGAAGGGCAAAGGACTGAGCAACAAGATGGTTACTGCTGGTCGTAGAATAAACGAGCTGATCGTAAACGAGAAGGACGTATTCGATCCGAACGGAAACGAAGCAGGCGTAGTCGGACTTAATACTGTCGAAAACGTAAACGAATTTTATAACACTGAGCTAAAGCAACTTCTTACAGAAGTGATGGAACGTCTTAACACTGGGTTCCAAGACGTAGAATATGGTGACATGCCATCATACGTGCCTACGAAAGACTTCATGGGATTACGTGAAGTCATTGGCATGGACACTATTAACAAGGCCCGTAAGTTTAAGGAAGTTAAGCGAGCCATTAATCAGAAGAGTGCGTCTGGAAAGCAAGCAGCTAAAAACGCTGTTAACAATATTGATAAAATCAAAAGCGAGAATGACGGCTCTGTATCCAAGGAAACAATGGAAGGTGCAGAACTTCTTCACGCGAACGCTGACATTCCAGAGCTGGTACGCACACTTGTTAATGCCAAGGGAAAGACAGAAGAGGCTGCTGCCAAGCATGCGCTTGCTGATGCCATGCACCGTAACTTCATTCCAAAAATAAACGACAAAGACCGGCGGTATAAAGAGGCAAACATAAAAGAATTGCCAGCTTTAGCTCTTGATCGCTTGATAAAGCACGACGATAAAGTCGGTTACTTTCAAGCAATGGCCGAGCTTGCAAATAAAAAATACTACAAGAACTTCAAGATTAACGCGCTCCCAGACAAAAAATCCGAGATGCGTGTTCGCCTGCCAAGCGAAGACAACTTGGGGATCGATCCAGAACTCGACCTCATCACTACGGAAGTTCTTAAAACAAAGAGCCATCGCACAGAGCGTAAGTCTTACGTCTTAAAAACTATGACTACTCGTCTAATCGACGAGGGCTTAGACATAAACGTGATGGAAGACCCAGAAAGTGCTGGGCTGAGTATGAACGCTGCGCGTAAGCAACTCCGTTTGGTTACGAACAACATCACTTCCAGTAACGGTGGCGACGTGCGTGTGGGCATTGGTCAGATTATGGACATGCTTCTGAACAGCTATGGCGGGGCAAACAAATTCGCGTTCAATATGGATGTGTTGGAATACAAGCCAGATGAACTTGTCAATACGTTTGATGAACTAATGAACGAAACTGAGGTAGCGGGTTTCAAAACCAAAAGTCCGACACCGCAGATTTCTGTAATGAAAGAAGCGTTGATACCGATGGTGTTGGACGCGCTTGATTTCACAGGCGCCGAAGATTTAATGAATAAATCAGTGCTATCAAGCGGCGACATCAAATCTTGGAAAGAACGTGCGAAACTTTCCAATTTGGACGTCGAGGCTATTAAGGACACATATCGTTCGATAAACCCAGCCGCAGCCGACGATCAGGTCCAAGAGTTAATGAGAGCCGTGGCGCACATAACTTCTGGGATGATAAGCAATGCGGATGCACAACGCCGCTTTTTGCCACTTAGCTTGTACGATATTGGAGGTGAGTACGCTCAGAGAATGCGTGGCTCTCCTGCTATAGAATATCTCGACGGTGAGGTTCCAGCGATCCTGGCAAAAGACTTCTCCGATGACCTGATGGATACGCATAGTATTCAGCAGAAGAAAGCCATTCGTAACTGGACTGGGAGTAAAAGCCCGATACCACTTTACATTATGCGTGGTGGCACGAACGGGTTCCGCACGGCTGTCGCAGACCCGACGCGAATGCGCTACAATATGGAAGACTTTCTCAAACAGATGGACGAAGAGGGGTTGGACGAAGACGCATTGGACGATGTAGTTTACGACGTGATTAACCTATCGGATAGTTACGATAGGATGGCAGAAGCTAAGTCATCTGGCGCAGACGCAGAGGAAATCATTTCCATACAGAGAGAAATCGCAGATGCTCACAGATACTTGAAAGGTAAGCCTGAGACTAAAGCGGTTTACGATAGAGAAGACTTTGTTACGCCCGTATACGTGAAAGACGATGACCCTCTCTTTATCCCACAGGTAATAAACGTTGAACCAGAGGGCGATGGCGCAAGATACCTACAGGATATAAGCGACCGCCTTTCAGCGGTGATGAAAGCCAAGGGTAGACTGAGCGATTACATTTTTGAAGTTAATGACTACGACAGCACCTTCGACTTGCCGCGAGGTACTCGTTCGGTGAGAGGCGTAGATGTATTGACCGGAATGTATAAATTCGTAGCTGCCTCCATGCCTCACAAGGCACAAGACGTGGAGCGCGAACTGTTCCGTAAGCTGCGACAGGCTGGGTTCTCCACGCTCACTGTGCGATCACCTGACTGGGCTAAATACTACGATCCGTACGCTCCAGAAGTTATCTCACGCTACCAAAGGACGATGGCAAACTTCACGGGCGAACCGTCGATGGCCGATATCGGTGCGCAGTACAAAGATAGCACTCTTAGTGCTATCCGAGACATGAATTTGTTTAGCCCATCGAGTAGGTACACTGCGCCAATTGCGAGAGGCATCAACTCGACTATCATTCTTGACCCCGCGAAAGCCAAGAAAGTAAACGACCCTTACTTTTCTAATCTTAACATACCATCCGAGAAGTCATTCATGGCTTCGGGCGCACCATCCATGTCATACGTGGACGCTCTGATGGACAACCCAGACAGCGCATGGAAAGCGAGGCTACGTGCAGCCAAGCAGCTAGAGGCTGGTGGTATTCCGAGCGCAAGCCTCAACACTATCGTCAAGATGGGTAAAGGGCAGAAGGTTACTAAAGCAGACGTCGAGAAGCTCAACAAAGTCAGCAGCCTTTTCACCATGAAAACAAATGGTGGGATCATACGCGCATCTGGCATGAATTGGCTGGCACGTTTCGTAGAGCCAGAGGACGGTTCGGGCGGTCACTTTGAGCGCGTCAACGCAAAAATGGGACGGTTCCTTGTACCTCTCACACGTAAGCTGCACAGGCTCCCGAATAAGAATGGTCGATCTAGCAATATGGTCGAGCGTTACTACCAGCAAGGCTTCTTGCAAATGGCCGATGCAACGCGCAAGGGCTTCGGTTCTATCGTGGGCATGGCTCCAACAACACGCATCAACCAGCCGATAGCTCACGAAAGAATAGCGCAAGCGTTACGCAACAGAGGTAGTGCTGATGGACTTCGCCCTAAAGAAAAGGAAGTTTATGAGGAAATCCAGCAATACTTTAAGCAAGCGCACAACCGTCTGACCCAAGCTGGCATTCAGATCGGTGAGATAAAGGAAGATTATTTTCCGCAAATCTGGCGAAGAGATTTGATCGAAGCCAACGAAGAAGAGTTCAAACGTAACCTTGCTCGCTATTTCCAAGAGGAGCATCTCGTCCGTGAGGGCGATAATCTCGCAGGAGATAAGGCACTAGCGAAAGCCAGCTCTGTATTCCTAAAGCTCACTGCCGAGGATGGGGTGCTGACTGGTGATCCTATGCAGTTCTACTCTCGCAAGACAGCAGACAATGCCGACTTCCAAAGGCTTATCAGGCTCGACCAGTTCCCAGATTTCGTGAAGGCTGGTAATCCAAACAACTTGTCTAAGTTCCTAGAGAATGACTTGCTTATCGTAATGACTAAGTATGCGGATAACGTCGAGCATCGTCTGGACTTGGTTGACCAGTTCGGTGTCGGTGGTCACGCGCATCACGATTATCTAGCTACAATATCTGGTGGGCCAGATGCTATATCAAGGCTGCTGCGCTCCAACAAAGTTCTCAAGCGTAACTACCGTACATTCCTCAACAACCGTCTTGACGATGATGCGGATGTAGACGAAGGCGGCATGGTCGGTATCTTTAAGACTGACCACTTCAAAGCTCCGATACAAAAGTCTGGTATCGAAGGTAAGATGATAGCTGACAAGAGAGCAAACTCTTTAGTAAGCATGGCTAGGTCGGGCGCATCTTCGAAAGAAATGTTTAACGAGATGATGAAGTCTCTTGATGTTTCGAAGGAAAGCTCTGGACCTGCTACGATGATGAAGAAGAACTTCGGCAAACGGGCCGAAGCTATAGCCAACGCGCTTTACGACACGAAAGGGTTTAGAGAACTTCCGAGCGAAGACAACATACGTCACGCGCAAGGCACGTTTAACGCTGTGCAGCGGCAACCGATTGATGGGTTCAGCCCACTCTATAACGGCAAGACTACATCAAAGTGGCTGCGGTCTATAAACGGCGTCACGTTACTGTCGTTCACAACGTTAACTTCATTGGGCGACTTGGTTCTCCCACTCGTAAGCAGTGGAGACTTTAAGTCTTCTTTCAACGGCATCCGTAAGTTTACCCAGTCAGGCACAGGTGGCGAAGAATATCGCGATATGATCCGTGGGGTAGGAGCCGCCGTAGAAAATATCGTACACCAGCGTATGACGACTGCGTTCGGTGTCGAAGCCACTCAGTTTAGTTCGGGCTTCTTTAATCTGTCATTGCTTACGCCGTGGACCGATACGATGCGCGACATCTCTGCCGCTACGGGCTTCGAACACTTCAAGGCGCAGCAGAAAATTGCGCAGCGTTATTCTGGCACGAAGAAAGGACGTATAGCCAAGCAAATTTTATCAGAGTACGGGCTTGCGGATCTTGCGGATGCGAAAGCCCCTCCGGTCGAAAGTATAATGAAACAATCGCCTTTGGGTCAGACGCACGATATGTACGATAAGGTCGCTTCGTCCGTAATTAAATTTACGAACCAGTCTATCTTCACCCCCAATCCGAATGACATACACCTATGGGGTCAGACCCCTATCGGCGCTATCTTGTACCAGCTAAAATCATTCCCAATGATGATGGCGCGTCTTGGTGGCCGCAACATTCGTAAAGCAAAAGACGGTAACTGGAAGCCTCTCGCGTACATGGCTACGGTAATGCCCGCAATGGGCTACGGCGCAGCATCAATCAAGGACGTAGTGCAGGGCAGAGGTGGCGAGGAGAACAGAGAGTTTGCTTCACGCGAGCGCAAGCTGACAGACAGCTACGCAAGTGCAGAAGGCATGGTCAACAGGGTGTCCGACGACTTGGGCATAGATGCTGACAGATACCTCGGCATGTATCACGATGGTCTGATGATGTCGGGTGGTCTTGGCTTCGTCGGAGAAATGCTAGTGGACATAGCCAACCAAACTGACAACGGCTACTACGGTATGTGGCGTACAGCCACGGCAATCGGTGGGCCATCCGTTTCACTGGGCGGCAGAGCAGTCAGAGTTCTTGGTGGGGTTCAGGATGCGGCCTTCGATGCAATGGGATTTGAATCTACTAACTACAAAGAGCGTGACGCATTTGATGCTTCGTTCGGATTAGTTCCGTTTGTCGGTCAGATGCCAGCCGTAAAAGAAAATCTAAAAGATATGTTGCTAGGAGAAAGCTCTAAGAAGAGCCGGTCTTCGGATCAAGCATTTGGACTTGATTTTGATCTTTAGTCTCTAGCTCAATGATCATGTCAAGATAGTGTTGGGCTTTTCGCAAGTCGGATAGCCCACCTTTATCACGCCAGCGCACAACGTATTTAATTACGTTTGCCTCGGCAAAGGGTATTTGGTTACGGATGATAAACTCTGTAGGCTGGATCACGTACTTACGATAGTGATCTCCGTCTACTTGCGTTTCTAATGCGCTCATTTGTTTTCATAGTCCAACTTGGTGATTTCCGTTTCGACTTCGATCAGTTCACACCGAAGGCTTGTCACCCTATTTTTTTCGAAACGTAATTTCATTTTGGCTTTGTGAAGATCGTCTTTCTGCTCGTTTACATGCTCAGGCATATCTACTCGATTTTCTAACCGTTCTTTGACGTCTTCGACGCGAGTAATAAGACTGTCTATGTCACTTTCCTTGCGTACGATTTCCTGCATTAATGTTGATCTGAGATTTAGTAAGTTAATCATGCTGGCCTCAGTAATATATACTTATCGCAAGGCGTTACAGCCTTGGAGCCGTCTAAATTACAGAGCCAATCCCCATCCTTTGACGGTGACGCATTCTCGCAAAATCTACACTTCGGGTCTACCTCCGGCACGTACCAGCAGGCACTACGTTTAAAGCATCCCTTACATCGATAATCGTTTTCTGTTTCCGCAATCCTGTCAGCCCTACCGTCGAGAGCAGCTTGAATTAAGGAGAACATAGCCACCCATTCCTCGTGATCGTACTCGACAATCTCAGCGTGGTAGCGGGAACTATTTTTGCAGTACGAAATAAAGAAGCTGCGCTTGATGCCCGACATAGCCATCATCATTGTCATTTGGCGGTAATAATGGCGGTGAGAAACTTTCACCCCATGACGACTAAACTTCTTAAAGTTTGCATCGTTCATAGATTTGATTTCTAGTATCGCTCTGGGCGAACCATCCTCAAAGTCTACCATTCCATCCGTATTACATACGACATGACCGCCAAGCCATTCGTACCGAAACTGTTTACCAGTCCACTCGTCTTTTTCGTAGACAAGTAGATCAGCTTTTTCCTTGAGGTCTTTGACCACCATCGCTTCGGTACTGTGACCGGTGCGAAAAATCCGTAGTAGTTGTGGGTCTATTGGGTCTTCGGGAAATCCACGAAGGGACAACTGCATCTTTGCGGTACAGTCCGTACCGGCCATCGACGCACCAATGTACGACCTAGCCTCGCCGCGATCTTCTGCGGCGAAGCCTTTGTCTATATCACTGACAATTTTTGCAGCCAGATCAGAATGGGATTTCGTCATCCAGTGGTTTCCCCGCTTCTGGCGCTTGACTGTCCGACGCCTTCAATGTCGTAGATTTTATCGGCATCGTGTAGTTTACTTCGTCCCTCGCTTGATTATCTTTCTTGCTGATTTTATTCACGACATTGATCGTCAAAGGAATTCCACGGATTGTTTCGATAGGCGGCGTGACGGTGGCGTCCATACCCAGAGAATGTAAAATTTTAGCGAAGCGTTCTCTGCCCCACTTCTGGTGGTCTTCAGTCTCAGATACCCATGTGATCCACTGACGGATTTGACCATTGTCGTTAGCATATTTTAATTCGATCTGTACGTCTGTATTTGACTTTACGTTCACCTTACTCTCGGTGATTGTTACGTCATGCCTCCCAGCGTTGAAGATCGGGGCCATGCCACTCGCTTCTATTTCTGGTAACGCTTGCCCATCAAATCTAAAATCACTCATTATTCATTTGTCCTTTCATTTCCGTTACTCTTTTCATTAATACTGTTATGTCGCTATCGTTCTCGACGGGACGAAGAACACGCTTCGGATCACGGACTTTGCCGTGCCAGCCCTTCACGTTGTCGGTAATCAAATAGCGGCTAACTACCATCTTGTTGTCTTGCTCAGACGTTTTGCGAACTAAGCAGAATACAAAATCAAAGTTGGCCCCGAAGTTTTTCTGCACTTTCTTCTGATCCAGCATGGGCCAATACTCGGTTGAACCGTTGTCGTTAGTTTCTTCTGCCGCTAGGCAGATGGTAAGGGACGGAACATCTAAGCTCCTTACCCAATCCTCATAATTGTGTAGACGCGACTGATACTGAGAGAATACATCCCATCCAGTAAACTGAGCCTTGCACTCTTCCATAATCAAACTGGAAAGCGCAGTCATACTGTCGATACCGACCCACTTGTACTTAGATTTAAAGTCAGCCGAGTTGCAGTAGTTCATCAAGTCACGGAAGCGGATGTGGCGGCGGCGAGACTTGTTACCTTCGTCGTCAACCACATCATAAGTTTCTGTTTCGTATGCGGTAAACTCATACGCATCAATGTCGATATCAGCGATGGAGCTTAACCCCTTCTCGCCTGATAGGATCAAACCTTTTCCGTATGCCTTTTCCATGTTGGCGAGGTTAGTAGATTTACCAACGCCACTGTGTCCGACGAGCAATGCTCTCATGCTCGCCATCGTGTCCTTCGTCGAGAAGGGTTGCGGTAGTTTAACCATTATTTGTAACCTTGAATGTTGTTGTGCCACGTTTAATTGTGAGGGCTTCTGACAGTACGGCACGAGCCTCTGGCTCTGCTCTGTCGAAGTCGCGCTTTGCTATAGTCAGAGATTTTGTGACGACATCTGAGTATTGTTCTAGTTCTGCTGACCCGACAATCTCTGCCAGCCGCTCCTTGTCCCAGTCGTACTTCTGGGCTGTCTTGATCACAAGATCGGTATCCAGTGCGATTTGTATTTTATGCTCTTCGAAATCTTCGGGCAAATCAGAGAGTACAATCTCTTTCAGGTCGACAATCTCTTCCTTGATTACATCAGACCTCTTCAGCAGCTCCGCCAACTTCTCAGCGTTGTCTATCAGACGCGTTTCTTTAGCCAGGTTAATATTGATATTCAATTTTTCCTCCGTTCGAAGTTTGAAAGTTATATTTAAGACTTGTTCAAACTGTCTTTAGTTGTTAATACGCAAACGATAGACAGTCAAGAACTAAATGAAAGAAAGCTAAATGAAGCTAGATATCGAACAGCTAGTAGAGGATCTCGGTGGTTGCAGAGAGATCAGCGATAAACTTAGTATCAAGAAATCAATACCTTATGGATGGCTCCGACGAGACTTCCTAAGTTCGGATTATTTGAGCCTCATCAAGAAGGCGTACCCATCAATAAAAATCGATGCCTACTTTACAAAGAAAGAGGAGATAAAGAAACATGGACAAAAAGGATATGCTGTTAAACGCGGCACTTGAGTACCTCGACCGAGGCTGGCTACCAATACCCATAAGAGAGGGAGAGAAAGCGCCTTCAATAAAATGGGGTCATTACGTTGACAACTCTGTTTTGCCCAGCGAAGACGAAGTGATAAACTGGTGGACAAAATGGCCTGATGCAAAAATAGCATTGGTTACGTCACGCCTAACCAACTTAGTAGTCGTGGACTGTGATAGCACAGAGGCAATGAAACAAGCCGCCGATCTGGGCATAACCCACACACCGATAGCGGTGAAGACTAAGCGAGGCCACCACTTCTATTTTGAACACGGAGATTTTGACTGGCACAAAAATGCAGTGGGCAGTAGCGCCAATGGTGTAGACTGGCCCAAGGTTGACGGATTAGATTTTCGTGGAAGCAAGGGCTACGTGATCGCACCGCCTTCGAATAATTACGAGTGGAAGATCGGCGTGGGCGCAGACGTAGACGACATGCCACAGTGGTTGCCGCAAAAGTTTACGCAATCGAATGTAGTGAGCATTGACCCGAACAAACAATTTATCTTCGAGGGAACTGACCTCTCTATGTTCAAGCCCAACACCATCTGGGAAGAAACGCAGGAAAAGGTTGACGCTCTCGGCCATAAGCTACCGGATGGTGGCGAGAACGGTAGGGATCATCGCCTGTGGTTGTGCATCTCGGAAGCTGCCGCGCAGAAAGAAGGTGTTAAAGGTCTTAGAGGTGACGAACTATTCAACAACGCCTGTCTGTTTATGGACACGTTCTTCCAGAACAACATTGACCATCAAAAAGTATGGCAGATGTGCGAGCGTGTTTCAGCAACGGATGATCGTAACCACCCAGATGTTGAGCCAGCAGTTCAGAAGGATGATGTGCCGACCACGAAAAGCATCAAGCCTATCACGACAGGAGACATCGACAGACTTTCGGCAGAGGATGGTCAGAAAGAATTCTTCATTGAACCTTGGCTGGTCAAGTCAGGCACAATTGTACAAGTCCACGGCTTTTCTGGACACGGCAAGTCGATGATAACTAGACACGCCTTGTACGCAGCCGCCGCAGGCCAGCGCAAGTTTGGGCCTTGGGACATCAACGCTCGTCCGAGGGTGTTGTATCTTGACCACGAAAACTCTCGCAGCAACGTGATCTCTTTTCTATCCCAAGCGAAGAAAATGTACGGTGACGCAGGAGAAAACTTTATGCTCTGGTGTCCGTTCGATGATAGCGAGGATATGAACCTAAAGACCAAGGCTGGCGTGAGCAAGATGCAGGATTGGATCAACGAATGTAAGCCAGATGTAGTCGTGATCGACACGATAAGGTCGGCCTATCTCGGACTGTCTGAGAACAATTCGGAAGAGTGGTCGCTCATAAATTCGATGGCTATGCAGCTACGGAACAATCGGATCAGCGTAGTCATGTTGCATCATAGTAATAAGCCGCAAGAAGGTACTGTCTCTGGGCGTGAAGCTGGATCGTCCAACCAGTTATCTGCGCTCGAAACCCAGATAAAAATTACGCAAGTATTTGCTGACGAAGAGACAGCGCAAGTCCGTGCCGCTATCCACAGCCCTGACCTCTGGGAAAATCTAGGCCGAGGTCTGGAGACAGGCGAACGTTTGCAGATGGTAATCGAAGCTCGCTACGGAAAGACGAGAGAGTGGACGGACGTACATGAGCCTGTGCATCAGATTGGATTTGCATCGAACGATGCCGAAGACATGCGAGTGGTGGCCCAGAAGTCAACGAAACAACGGGTTACTGGTTGGGCTGATGAGTGGGAAGACGCCCAAGGCAAAATGCGCCCAGCGCTTACGGATGCAGAGATCCAAGATAGGATAGGTGGGGTCAAACCTCTCAGCGTAATCAAAAAGTGGACGATGCCGATACGTTCGCTCAAGCACGTCCAAGGATTACTAGCTTCGAAATAAAAAAAGCCGACTACTAGGTGGGAGGAAACAAAACCTTTGTAGTCGGCCAGTTACCACAATGGAATTGTGGCAGGGAGAAAGAAAACAACCGGACGAAATCGCGGCTTACGCTGATCGTTAAACGATCTACTTTGGCTAAACTCCTAAAGAGTTTCGCCATTAAGCTCTGAATTCGCTTAATCGCACCGCGATTTTAGGCTTGCTTGTCAGAAAAGTCAACCCGAAAGTCTAATATTAGTTTGCTAATTTATTATGTTAGTTGTATATAATCGCCCATCGGATACAACATCTAGGAGGCCAGATGGGTAGACGGCTAAGTTTGTCGCAAGACGACATCAACTGGCTTACAGACAACCATGAAAGACTTTCTCTACGAGCGTTAGCAAGTGAGTTTAGCTGCTGCGTAGACACAATCAAGCGCATACTTATGAGACACGAGTTACGACATTTCGAGGGCGCAAAGTACCAGTTTAAAATACCAGAGAAAACTTGGGGTCGCGCATGTATAAAGTGCGGCTGCGAAAAACCTCGTCCGAAATTTCAGTACAAGTGCATTCAATGCACTACGCGTGACAGCCTGTGTCGCGTTCGTAACGATGAGCCGAAGCCAATCTCACTAGCAAACTTAGAAGGTATCGTATGACTACTCCTCAAAAAAACAAAGGCGACAACTATGAACGCGAACTCGCAAAGTTTCTTAACGAAACAGTTTATGGGCAAGATGTCTGTGCGAGGGCGCCTTTATCGGGCGGCGGCACTATTGGGCAAAGCGGCGGTGCGGATTTAATCAACACCGAAGGCTTGTTCGTAGAGGCCAAGCGCGTCGAGCGTCTTAACTTTCGTGATGCAGTCGCACAGTCGGAGCGCAATATGGGCAAGAGAAAGCTCAAGGAAACTCCCATCGTAATCACGCGCCGTAATCGCGAAACGATGGAGAATAGTCTGTGCGTCCTTAGACTTAAAGACTTCATAGAATTCTATCGGGCATGGCTACAGAGTAACGGATCATCCCCTTTGCGGGGGATGACCGCGAGGGACGACTAGCGAATGATCGATGATTAGACTGTAGCAGACACTCTTAAAATAACTCTCATAACGACCTAACATTATGGGAGATACCAGTTGTGCTAGACCACATTAACGAGATCATGCGCTGGATAGTTGCGCCCACCGCCGCATTTGTCTGGTTCATTTACATGCGCCAACAAAAAAATAATACGGACATCGCCGTAATTAAAAGCGAGCTATCTTCGTACCGCCTGTCAAACGACAGGGAGATAAAGGAGATGCGAGAAACTGTCCGTGCGATCTTTATGAAGCTCGACAGCATAGAGCAATCCCTGCGCAAGTGAACAGGCGCATATACATCGGACGTCAGGGCGAGCTATTAGCCGCAAGCATCCTCGAAAGCTACGACATACGAACGTGCCATGTAGACATTGCCCGCGATGACCTCTGGGCTAAAGCACCTTCGAACAAATTCTTTTCCGTCCAGGTTAAGACTGCTTCGTATCCGAGTATCAACTCTGCACATCACACTATAGCTAAGTATAATTTCAGTCTGCACAAGAACCAAAATTACACTGGTGTTTTCTTATTCGTAGCACTCGACCTCAAACTGATCTTGGGCAGGAGTGGGACGACCGTATCTACCAAGACGATTAAACTAAATCCAATCGAATTTACGAAGCAAGCTCAAGATCAAACAATCCGCGAGGCATTCGAACTATGAGAAAGATTAAACGCATTATCATCCACTGCTCGGCAACACGCCCAGAGTGGATGGAAGATACCACATTAGACGAGAGCATAGCAGAAATAAAACGCTGGCATTTAGACAGAGACTTTTCAGACATAGGTTATCATCTGGTCATTTCCCAAAGCGGATTGGTTGGTGAGGGTCGCCCTATCGAAATCGCTGGCGCCCATTCCAAAGGTCAAAATTCTGATAGTATTGGCATCTGCTTACTCGGCGGCTTCGGCGGCGATTCTACCGACCGCGCACTTGAACACTTCACTGCCTCACAGCTTCAATCTCTCTGGGAATTGATAGCCGAACTGAAAAAAGAACACGGCAAGCACATCACCGTCCACGGACATAACGAGTTCAGTTCCAAGGCATGCCCCTCATTCAACGTAGCGCGATGGATGGCTGGGCAAACAATCACCGAAACAAACGCTCACAAACCCATCCGTAAAAATCCTGTGCAATCCAAAACCGTAAAGGCATCCGCCGTATCCGTAGCCGCATCGGCTGGTTCGGCAGCATCCGTACTCGGCGGCATGGATCAGTACGCACAATACTTAATCCTTGGCTTCTGCGGCCTGACTATTTTGCTTGGCATCTACATAATGCGCGAGCGAGTTAAGTCTTGGGCAGAGGGTTGGAGATAAAACATGGCACGGATACAACTTTACGCGCTTATCTGCGCGGCCTTCGTACTCGGCGTTCTTGGAATTTATTCCTCTGGTATCGCACGAGGCCAAGATAAAATTAAACGTAAACTAGATAAAAAGCTGATCGACAACATGCGAACAGCAAAGGATGTAGACGATGAAATATCTGAGCTTAACGATACTTACCTCGCTCATCGCGCTAACAAGTGGCTGCGGCGCGACGATTAGTGGCGACACTTACTGCGACATCGCTTCACCAATCTACTTCAACGGGCCTGAAGGCATCGACATGTTGATGCGTGAGGACAAAGAACTCCTCATCGACGTAATGGTTCACAACGAAACACACGAAAGGATTTGTGGTGGTTGATTATGTGGCTGATCGTTTTCCTAATGTTCGACGGCTTTGGGCAATTCAAAGTAGCTAGTGACCAAAAGGTTTACGCCAACTGGGGCTTGTGTAACGACGCACGGATACAAATTCATAAAGAATTGGAGCGTATAAAGCCAAGCCCCAACGCCGTAGTCTTCTCCACCTGTTCAGACGTGGACGGGCAAGAGAACGCTTAGACGAAACTCATCGACGTAAGGTCAGCCTTTCTTTTTTCATCTTCCAAAGTTTCTATTAATTGTGACAACTCCAATCCGACTTCACACAACTTTATGTTATCGCTCCTCAACTGAACGACCGCCATGAGTATCGGCTTCACCATTTGGGCTGTGAGTATCATGTCCACCCTTTTGCCTCTTTTTAGTGCTGCTTCTACTACATCTATGTATTCGTCTGTCTCTTCACATATAGAGAAAGAGTTTTTTTCTACATTCTTATTTTCTATGTTGACCAACTCTTAACTCCTATTAAAGTATTTAGTCATCTACCTACTAAGCAGTAAAAACCTTCTAGGTTACTCAAAAGACTACAAAAAGTTTATATCTGCGGCAACTAAAAAAAAACTTGGAGAAATATATTGACAAATAGATTGCGGATAGGCAACTTAAGTAGTGCTCACCAACCGGTAGGTAAAAACTTAAACAACGAGGAAACAACTATGAGTAATTTAAATTTGGCCCTAGAGATAGCGAGGCTAGAAGCAAAGGTTGATGTTCTTATTAACTTAGTATCGAACTTAAATGTAACTCACAACAATGCGCCACCAAAAGTGGAGCAACCATTACAACTGAACGCAAGTCAAGTCGGGGTAATGAGAGACATGTCGCCACGCCAACACGCAGCATTACAATTGCTGATCCAAGGCTGGCAGAACAGGGAAATGTCAGAGCTAATGGGCGTCACAGAAAGCACAGTTAAGATGCACGTAAAAAAAGTATGTGACCGCTTCGGAGTAAAGACAAGAGGACAAGCAGCGATGCTTGGGCAAGAGATCATAAACATGATGCCGAAAGAAGACTACACTCGTTACTCTGGCGGGTTCCCCCCCGACTGGGGAGGATCGCTGTCATCCGCTGCCGGCCAAGACGACGCTTACTACCAGCTATACAAGCCAACTAGAATTTAACTAGCGACTCAAGCCAAGGACTTATTAAAATGAGTTACCGCATCACAAAAATATTTGCTGGCGGTGTGTATACGTGGGGATATATTTGTAGTCTCAGTGGAAGAACACATACAGCAAACCAGAATAAGCACAGATTTTCTGTGAAGTCCCTAAAGAATATTAGCGATTGGGTTGGAGCGGACTACTATGTAGAGCGATCCCCAGTGGCCCCGCCACATCCAGATTCAACTTCAACTTCAACTCAAACAGAGAGAAAAGGACATGCTTACATTAACTAAAAAAGGAAAGAACTTCCAACTGGAAGGAACAATGGCAGGTCGCAGGATACGTGAGAGCACCCACACATCCGACAAGCAACTTGCTAATCTAAAGAAAGCCGAAGTAGAGCTTGCCATTATCAACGGCACATACGAATGGTCGGCTGGTAAGAAAACAAAGTCTTTTGGTGACGTGGCAAAAGAGTATCTTGCTTCGCGTCGAACTGGCAAAAGCAGAAGTCATAGAACCATAGTGAACGATCTAATTGATTACTTCGGTCACATGCCGGTGAACCAGATTACTGAGGCCAATGTGGAAGCCTACATAAACGAGCGTTGTCAGACTAGATCAGACAACAGTGTGCGGACATACCTTAACCGTATCACTGCTGTCATAAATTACGCAGTTGACGCAAATTTATGTGAAAAAATAAAGATCAGAAGGCCAAGTGAAAGTGAGAGCCAATCCAACGCTATTGAGGACAGCGTACTCGAAACTATCATGGGCCTGATGAAACTAAAGTACATACCAGTGCTAACCTTCATCAAGTTTACGGGGTGTCGCCCCATCGAAGCCTTCAATATAACCTATGGGCAAGTTAACTACAGAGCTAAACTTGTGAAGCTGATAAGCATCAAGGGGAGTGGTGGAATTCGACCAAGAACACTACCACTCCACGACAATGTTTGGCCTTACCTTCTGCAAGAGGGTTTAGCCAAGAAGACTGATCGTATCTTCGACAATGTAAGTTTAGCAGGATTGCAAACTGCGTGGAAGGTTGCCCGTCAAGAGGCCAATGCTATCGAAGGTTCACACAAGAATACCCTGTACTCAATACGACACAGGTTCGGCACAAAACTTGGTAGAGAGGGCGTACCAGTCGTCGTTATCAAGGATCTCATGGGTCACGCATCGCTTGACATGACTATGCGGTATGTGTCTACTCAACTGGCCGATCACCAACTGGCGATTGGCAAACTTTAGACAAAGTATCTTTATACGTCTTTTGTTTCTCAATAAAAACAAAGACTTATAACGCTCATAGTAGCCCACTGG